CGACCATCAAAGAACACTGCCCAGATACCTTCGCTGGCCAACACCTGTTCAGTTTTGTAAGTCTGCTTGTTGGTGTTCTCTATTAACACTGATGGTTTGGGTCGGCTCATTCATAATACTCCTACATTTATTTATCCAAAATGTAGGAGTATTTAGAAGTCTTTGCCGCCCAGTTCTACCGTGATAACTTCTTGTTGTTGTGCAGCCAGCAGGCGATTTTGCAGTTCTGTCATGCCCAGCAGCAGTTTGGTTATGTCAGCATGTAGGTCTTTTGCGTCGCGAATTGGCATGATAAAGTCACGCTGAGCACGTGCCTCGTGTGCCTTTACTGAATCAATAAATCGATTGATGTGTATGCTCACACAAACACCTCTTCATCCAGATATCGTCGCAGTTCCTTGTCAGTGGGTTCTACAGTGTAGTTATTCTTGAAGAAGATCTCATATGAATCAGATCCATACTTGCCAATGCCATACAACTTGGCAGCATCCTCTCCATCCCATTTCACGTAGTCTTCGGTCATTCTACGTATGCGATTTTCCTTTACTGTGCTCATGCCCAGACTCCAGATGATGTCGCGAACCTCCAATGGAGTGCTGGTCAACAAAGCACCGGGTGTGGGCCAGTGATGCACGAACAGTGGATACACAGTCTTGACTGGTTTGCGTCCAGTTTGATTCAGCATGATCACTGCTACCATGTGTCTCCATTTTTCTACATAAGGAATATCTTCCGACCCCAACTGTTGTTGGACCATGAGATCATCGCGGAGAGGTTTAATCATGTTGTTTGTAGGTATGTTCAGGAGAATTTGTTAAAGGCACCCTTCTTTTTCAAGAAAGGTTTCAAGTTTGGTGGTTCCCAACCTTGTGGCTTGAGCACTTTGCCATCTTCACGCTTGCGAACTTTACCAGTGGCGCTGTCAATCTTAGCAAAGTTTGTGGCCATAACTTCTTTCCAGGCGCCTTCTGCATCCCATCCTGCACTATGTATAGCACCAATGGTCACAACTAAAATATCAATTAACGCATCTAATGTTTCAACATCGTCAGGTGCATCTTGCAGTTCTTGATATTCTTCAGCAATCAAGTTGATGTACATATCAAATTGAGCCTGGTCGCCTGTAACACTTTGGTCACAGGCTTTCATAAATTTTTCTTGATCACGGAAGGGGTTTGACATTGGCTTCTTCTTTGGTATAAAAGGGACCTTGATACGGATAACGTTCCAAGGTAATGAGTTTAGGGCTTTGTACAATGGCCCAGGTTCGGCGTTGCTTGACCTGATACCATCCGGCAGCAAACCACGAGCGTGACTTGCGATTCTTGGTATACAATGGCAATTTATGTTGCACATCCCAGATGGGATTGTATACTCGAGATCCGGAAGGATATCCTTGTACTTGATAACTGGCCGGCTCCTTGTTGGGCTTGTTACCCACTGCTGGAAATTCAATATCAACTTGTTTGCGGATCATGGCAATGGTCTTGAATGGCATGACCTTGTTGTTGATCCGCACTGCAAAGCCATCTCCTGTGGCTTCGATGTTACCGACTTTTTTGTTATCCTGTGTAAGGATGTAAAACTGATCTTTAACTATGGGTTTGGCTATGATGCTCATCTAGTGTTCCTTTGTAGGTTTCGTTGAGCCAGCGAGCATATTGCTCTGCTGATTCGGATATCTTGTTGAGTTCGTACTTGCCGCAGAACTTCATAAATCTCACACCAACTTGACCAATGTCTTTGTGGCTGACTTGTTCGCGGATTGCACCATCCACTTTGGCTTTGATATCGTCAGGCTGTGCAGTGAGATCAATCAGCACACGATTGCGTTCGTAGTCGTCCTTCACACGATGTTCTTCACCATTGTGGTCTGACCAACGTTGCAGCATGAGATTGTTCCAATTGAAGCCTTTGCTATTGCGATCTTCAAATGCTTCTTGCAAGCCAACTTTGTTTTTGGTGCCTTTGGTTCGCACACCAGGATACGCCGAAAACACGTTGTCAGATGTATCACCACGCATGCACTTTTCAAACAACAGCCATTCTGGATCAGGAATTGCTTTGTCTGTCTTGGTCTTTTTGTCCTGCACACGCTTGCCCTTGGCATCAAAGATACCATTCACGGTGTGAAGTTCGTCAGTGATGCCATTGTACTGACTGACATTGGGGGCTAGCAATTGCACGAAATCTGTGTCTGATGAAATAATATAGTGCTCATCTTGTGGATGCAAGGCTATCCAACGAGCAATAACGTCGTCTGCTTCGGCTTCTGGGTGTCGAATAACACTACAGTTAGTACCATCAGCCAAGTATTTAGTGAGGCTATCGTAAGTTTCCCAAAACAATTTATCCTCTTCTTGTTCTGTGTCCGATAATGCAGCACGAGCCACGGCACGATTTTTCTTGTAAGGCGCATAAAAGTCCTTGCGCCACGATCTCCCTTCTAGTGCGAAAATCACGTGATCAGTTTGAAACTGTTTGTGTACTTTGTTCACACTGCTCATCACAATATGTAAAGCATATCCTACTTTTTCCCACGCATCAGCAGCACGGAAAACAGAGTGCCGAGCACGGAAAAAAGTATTAGCTGTATCAATCAGGAGATATCGCATGGGGATCCAATATATTGTTTTCTATACAGTATTGTAACACAAATTCAGCCCAAAAGCAATGGGCTTCTTTACCAAAATGCCAAGATCCGTCACGCACTGGTTCAAATCGATCACGTAGTATCTCATTGTAAGTGAATTCCAAATACGGTGCTATATAACAATCTCCCCAATCCAGCTGATGGGCGATACGATCAAACGAATTGTTGCCGTTGAAGAACACATGCGGGATCTTCATCTCAGTCAGTTCCTGATGCAGTTGCCAAATTTCTTGATGCCAATATTGTTGGCAGTGGTTCCAATCCACATCGACCACAAACTGCCGGTATCGATCTTGGAATCCTTCTGGCACCCAATCCAGGCCCGAGCTGCCTACCTGCAAGTATTCACCGTTGTGTAACCACTCTTCACGTTCCCAGGTGCTCCACTGTATGATTGCCACAGCTGATTCCCAAGGATACAAACTTCGCATCCAGGATCGTGTGGTACGTAGAATTCTATAGTTAGAAGCAGCAGATTCGGCATCGCAGGTTAGTTCAATGCCTAGCTTGTTGGCCAACTGTTGTCCCCAGCTTACCTCTAGGTTAGCAGGATGTGGTCGTCGCCCTAGTTCTGGATAGCCATCATCTTCGGCAAATGCAGCAGGTGATACTGCTTCGGCACCTGCTGTGTGGCTGTCACCGTTGACGTACAGCTTCACGATACTTCAGTGCGGCCGTCACCAATGTCTGTGCTACGTACCCACACGCCGCTCTTGCTAATGGCTTCTTCCTGTTCCCAAGTCTCCATTACCACATGTCGGCATACGTTTTGGAACCAACGGTCCACAATCTCTGCGTCAGTGTCGTCCTTCTTGATCATGTATCCAGCTTTGACCAAACGTGCCACGAAGATCTCATTCCAGTCCAATTCAAATGCACCTTGATGCAAGTTGTCTAGATCCACATCCATACTGAGAATGTTTACATAGGGCAAGTTGTTCTCGGTAGCCTGTTGCTTGGCTGTTTTGGGTTCTTCCTTAGGCGGCCGAGCTCGAGGCTCTTTGGGCCCGGATGCCTTGGGTTCTACAACGGGGGTGGGTTTCTTTCGAAACAGATCAAAAAATGCCATACTAATCCTCTTTTACTTCTATCCAGGTATAATCGCCCAGCCACTTGACTTGGGCAATATATTCATAATGCTCAGGGGCAGTGCTACTCCAGTCATTGGGTCCTGATCTAACCAAGATGGTTTTCTTTTTGTCAGTATCAAACACCAGCCAATAGGTCTGACCATGATAGGTCTGGAATTGATATTCCGCAGCATGAACTGCGTCTGTTATTTCCAGGCGGCGTTTGATATCTTGTGCTTGTGATTCTAGCACCCGGACCAGATCCATGATGCGATTGTATTCCTGTTGAGAATGCATTCTAGCAACATTGATCATGATGTCTTTTTGTTTTTCAACAGGCACAAGGTCAAACTTAGGACCCAGTGTGGATGTGGCATAAGGTGTTACATTCCTGTTGAGGAAATGCACCAGGGTTCCAGTTGATTCACTGTCAAAACTGCTTACACCGTTTGCTGAATTTTTAGTCATCGTTTCAAATGCCAAATCAAAAACTCATGTTTATCAACCCAATAAGTTTGCTGAACTGGCTCTCCAGGACCATGTATCCATCTAGTACCATGATAGGCCCTCTTGCCCCATAATGGTGTTCCGCTGATAAAACATTGTCGCGGAAGCCAACAAAGTTTCAAATCCCATTGTTGTGCTCTATTCAATCCCCAATCCTCTGATCGAGGTTCTGGTGCAAAACTATCCATGGGCATTACTAACTACCCATCCTGTCATTTTCATTTGAACGATAGCACATGTATAGTACACCTACTATATATCCAAGTAAAAATCCCCAAAAGAACATCAAGTGCCCCACTCGTTCTTGAACAATGGTACTTGAAGTCGATCACTGTAACGCCAACCATGATTCATAGCCAAGATAGCTACATTTTTATTGTTCAATGCATACACACTTTCGACACCACCAATGGGCATCAAATACACATGGCCTTTGAATCCAGCTGCACGATATTCTGCCACAGCACGTTGAGCATCTGCAAAATCTTCTTTGGTAGAAATTACCAGCTTCAAGTATGTGTGTCCAACATCTTCGTATTGGCACACAATCTCAGGACGTATAGCATCCTCCCACTTCTCACCTGAACAAGGTAGTTTAGCACTCACACTAAACGTCAATGCTTCGCGCCCACGTGACTTGTTACCCAGCGTCCAGTTTAGTAAATACTTTCTAAACTCCGTACTGAGTTCCTGGGTGCCATTGGTTTCAAATGTGATTTCTTTTAATGCCTGCATGCCTGGATGATCTAATAAATCTGGATAAGCACGTTGCCATCCCAGCAGTGGTTCACCACCTGTGATAACAAGATGTTCCTCCTGCCATGCTTTGTTGGGCAGCATCTGCATGATAACATTTGCAATTTCATTCGAGCCAACCATGGGACTCAAGTCTTTGAAGCGAGGATCCCATGACGCATAACTATCACATCCAGTACTGACCAGTGGCAATTGTTTGTAGTCTTTAAACTCTGCAATTCGTGTTGCAATAGATTCAACTTCTGTACTGATCTCGCCACGTGGCATGCCAAATCCTGCACATTTGAAGTTGCATCCAAACACACGCAAGAACACGCTGGGCACCCCCATATAACGTCCTTCTCCTTGGATACTATAAAACAATTCTGCTACTTTAAGTTTACTCATATTTTTTGTGCTTTAACTAACAAATGCCAACCTAGGTATTCTTTCACTGCTGCTCTCATGTCTTCGGGCATCACAGCAAACCAAGGCTCCAATTCATACTCGCCTTGACGGTACTTAGATACATTATACATGAAATTATGATCTTGTCTAATTCTTAGGACTCGAAACTTCTCCTCCAGTAGATCATAAATTTCTTCCTTGCTATAGGCCCTGGCATATGGACAACCCGATTGTGCTTCAAATTGATCCAGCCCTTTTTGGATCATAGCATACTTCCAAGAGTTCTTTGCATATACCAACATGCGGAATTCCCCATTGGGTACCAGGGCAGCATGGATATTATTCAAACATGTGGTCATATCTGGATAGTGATGCAGTACCCCGCAACTATACACTAGATCAAATTTGCCCAAGCTGGCCACTGCTGTAGTGTCTGCACCGTCCATCACATGGAACTCCCCAGTCAACCCAAACAACTCAAACCGTTGCTGACTCATGGCCACAGATTCTGCCGAAAGGTCAATGCCCACATAGTCAGCACCATGCCGGGCAAACTCTACCGCATCCGATCCAATACCAGATCCTATTTCCAATACACGTTTGCCGCGCCACAAGTGAAAACTGGCAAAATCACGTAGATGAGGTTCTACAAAGAATCTACGTTCGGTTACCTCATTCCAATATTGTTCTGTGCCCGGTTCGCTAAGGCTGTGTTTGACATTACAAGGTTGTGCATTCCAGTAATGTTTAATTCGGTCTATAAGTTCAGTGGTCAAGATCAGTGGTACTCCATGCTTTCATTAGACCTTTGGTATCTAATTTCAACATCTTATGCCAGAT